AGCCGAAGTCGCTGTTCTGGAAAGCCCGCATCTTCATGCAGGAGCTCCCGCGGGAGTTCAAAGGCACTTGGGACAAAGACCGCCACGCGCCGCACATGCGCATTCTGTTCCCCAACGGCTCGACCATGACGGGCCAGTCGGGTGACAACATCGGCCGCGGCGATCGAAAGGGCATTTACTTCGTCGACGAGAGCTCGCATCTGCTGAACCCGAAGTCGGTCGACTTCGCGCTGTCGCAGACGACCAACTGCCGGCAGGACATCTCGACACCGAAGGGCCGCGGCAATTCGTTCTCCGTGCGCCGGCACAGCGGCAAGGTCGAAGTCTTCACGCTGCATTGGCGTGATGATCCACGCAAAGACGAGGCGTGGTATCAAAAGCAGATCGAGGATATCGACGACCCTGTCGTGATCGCGCAGGAGATCGATATTAACTACGACGCGTCGGTCACCGGCGTCGTTATTCCGCACGCATGGGTGATGGCCGCGGTCGACGCGGATCAGAAAATCGGTCTCGTGCCGACTGGCGATCGCCATGGTGCTCTCGACATCGCGGACCAGGGCGCGGACCTTTGTGCGTTCGTCGCCGCGCATGGCGTGCGTCTGACGGACCTGCGCGAATGGCCGACCGGGCAGGACGGCGATATTTTCGACAGCGTGGCGCAAGCCTTCGCTATGGCCGATAAGAACGGCGTCACGCGGTTCAAATACGATGGCGACGGTCTCGGCGCCGGCGCTCGCGGCGACGCTCGAATCTTAAACGAAGCCCGTGCGCGCGAGAAGATCGCCGAGCTCGAGGTTATCGCCTTCCGCGGTTCGGCATCGCCATTCGATCCCGATGGCGAAGACGTCAAGGGCCGCAAGAACAAGGACTACTACCAAAACAGCAAGGCGCAGGGCTGGTGGAATTTGCGGACACGCTTCCGCAATACCTACCGGCTTATCAAGGAAGGCAAACCCTGCAGCCACGACGATATCATCTGCATACCGTCGAACATGCCGTACTTCACGAAGCTGGTCGGCGAGCTCACGCAGCCGACCTACGGGCAAAGTACGATCGGCAAGATGCTGATTAACAAGCAGCCCGACGGCGTGAAGTCGCCCAACCTTGCGGACGCCGTCATGATGCTGTTCGCGCGCGTCGAGAGGAAGCCGATGAAGATTTCAGACGAGCTTCTCGCGGCTGCGGCTGCCATGCCTCGCCGGCGCCGCCGATGACAGTGACGAGGCTGCCCGTCGGGTTCAATCGCGCGGGTGCGAAGCGCGAGGCCAAGGTGGCTGCGCGCGCGAAGGCAGCTGCGCCGGCAACGACCGCGGCCGAGAAGAAGCCGCTCAAAATCAGCGACACTGTCATCGAGCATGCGCGTCGGCTGAGGCCTGCAGGCGCGAGCAAGAAGGCTGCGGGGTTCGCCGGCACTAACCCGTTCCAGCCGTTCGAGCCACCGCCAGGTGTGCTGCCGAAGAACACCAAACCGATGGCGTTGGACGAGGCGCTCGGCAGCACCGCGTTCGCAGGCCTGATGCAATGGGGCGGTGGCGACGGTGCGCTGTTCGAAGAAGGCATCGGCTTTATCGGCTATTCGTATCTGGCGCAGCTGACGCAGCGGCCGGAGTACCGTCGTATCTCGGAACGCATTGCGACCGAGATGACGCGCAAGTGGATCAAGTTGAACGTCGTCAGCGCCACCAGCGCGGACACTGGCGAGACCGACCAGCAGCTGACCGAGGAGACCGCCGGCGCCGACCCGCTCGATGATGAGGCGGGCGAAGGTCCGGAGGCCGCGGCCGCAACGGCGGCAGAGCAGAAGCAGGCCGATCGTGACCGCGTGCAGAAGTCGGTTGCGGCGAAAGCCAGCGCCGAGAAGGCGAAGCGCATCAAGGAACTTGAAGATGCGATGCGCAAGTTCAAGCTCAAGGACGCCTTCTACAATATCGCCGAGGGCGATGGCTGGTTCGGTCGATATCACCTGTTCATCGACATCAAGCCGCGTGCTGGTCGGTTCTTCAAGCACGACAGCAGGGAGGCCGACGTCGAGCTGAAGTCGTCGATTGGCAATGGCAGCAATGCCACGAGCCGCGGCAAGGTGCACAAGGGCTCGATCAAGGCGTTCCGCTGTGTCGAGCCGATGTGGTGCTATCCGGCGACCTACGAGGCCGCTAACCCGCTGCGCGAGGGCTTCTACAATCCCGATCGCTGGTACGCGAACGGAATCGAAGTCCATCGCTCGCGTCTCATGTGCTTTGTCGGCCGTGAAGTGCCCGACATTCTCAAGCCCGCCTATGCATTCGGCGGCTTGTCGATGTCGCAGATGGCGAAGCCCTACGTCGACAACTGGCTGCGCACCAGGCAGGCGGTGGCCGATCTGATCGAGTCATTCTCGGTCAGCGGCGTCTATATGAACATGGCCGGCTCCCTGCAGGAGGGCGGCGTCGAAGCGCTAAAGCGCATCGAACTGTTCAACGTTATGCGCTCGAACGCCGGCGCGTTCGCGCTCGACAAGGATACCGAGGAGTTCTTCAACGTCTCGACGCCGCTCGGCGCGCTGCAGGCCCAAAGCCAGGAGCAGATGTCGTCGGTGTCGGGCATTCCGCTGATCATCCTGCTCGGCATTACGCCGACCGGGCTGAACGCGTCGTCCGAGGGCGAGATCAGGGCGTTCTACGACTGGATCCACGCCTACCAGGAATCGTTCTTCCGCGACCAGCTGCAGGCGTGCATTCACTTCATCATGCTCCACCTGTGGGGCGAGATTGACGAGGAGATCACGTTCGAGTTCGAGCCGCTCTGGTCGATGACCGACAAGGAGAAGGCCGAGATTGACAAGATCGAAGCCGAGACCGACCAGGTCCGCATTGATAGCGGCGTGCTCGACCCGGGCGAGGTTCGCAAGGCCGTTGCCGCGCAGCCGGACTCGCGGTATTCGGATATCAACCCCGACGACGTGCCGGAGCAGCCGACAGGCGGCAGTGAAGACCCGTTTGGCGGCGGCGGGGACGGTGGTGGAGAAGGCGGGGGCGAGGAGCCCGACCGCACGGTCGCAACCGACGAGGCCATGATCGAGGCCGCACTGGCAGGTGACGAATGGACCGAAGGCGACCATCCACGAGCGGACGACGGCAAGTTTGGGTCGGGGGGCGGTGGTACGACGCTGAAGTCGTCGACGGCTGGCAAGTCGCGATCGACAAAGCCCGGTGCGTCGCGGTCCTCGCAGAGTTCGTCTTACCCGCTGAACGTGTCGATGCTGAAGAAGCAGGGCGGCAAGCTCGGTAGCAACGAGGGCGGCGTCTACGCCAACGACGCGGGCGAGAAGTTCTACGTCAAGAAGCCCGCCACCAAAGACCACGTCACCAACGAGAAGACCGCGGCCAAGCTGTATAAGCTGGCCGGCGTCAATACGCTGGACTATCGCGAGGCCGGGCCCGATCACGTCGTGACTGCGTGGCAGGACCTCGACAAGAACAACATCAGCAAATTCTCGGCCGAGGAGAAGAAGGCAGCAGCTGCCGACTTCGCCGTGCACGCGTGGTTGTCGAATTGGGATGCTGCCGGCACCGGTGGTGATAACCAAGGCATGATGGCCGGCAAGCCGCACACGCTCGACGTCGGCGGTTCGCTGCGATACCGCGCACAGGGCGGCCCGAAGGGCAACGCGTTCGGCGACAAGGTGACCGAGCTCGACACCATGCGCGACAAGAGCATGTCGCCGGACGCTGCCCGGCTGTTCGGCTCGATGTCGGACGCGGACCTGAAGTCCTCGATCGAGCGCGTCACGTCGATACCCGACGACAAGATCCGGAGCGCCGTCGGTGATGACAAGGCGCTGGCCGATCGGCTGATCGCGCGCAAGCAGGACATGGCGAGGCGGTTCTCGATCGCGCAGGACGAAGACGCTGACGTCGCCATCATGGAGGCAGCGCTCGACCAGGCCGAGCTCGTTACCGCGCCGAGCGCAGGCATTCCGATCGCAGCGATGCGCCGACGCAAGAAGAAGGGCGAGCGCGCGCAGGACATTCTGTTCAGCCCGCTTGCGGGCGACGACGACGAGGGTATGACCGAGGTAGCACCCGACGTCTTCGCTATGGACGAGGGCCAGTTCGACGAGAGCAAGCACCCGCGCAGTCCGGATGGTAAATTCGGCTCTGGTGGTGGCTCCGG